AACCCTAGACCGTGTCAAGCCCTAGATGAGGAAACGAAACGGCGAGGGAGAGACAGGCGTCTAGACCCTAGACATCCCGCTCCACAATCCCGCCGTGATTCCATCGGCTCAACAATGAGCCCACCCTTGGATCCGTTCAAGTCTCGCGCCCGTTTCCGACCTAGTCAAAGCGTGGGGATAGCGTCGAGCGGCCACGGGTACCCACGGGGGGGTAGCGGGCGGGCTGAATATCAATTAAAGCCTTTCACATTTTTTTCCCAAAATCAGCCCTGCCTTACTTCAGCCACCTATCGTCCACCCCCATCACCCCCTAGGCACCCGTTTGCAGCCCCTAGGAGCCCGTCTGTGACCTTCTAAGCCTTGGGGGGTACCTCTGGGGCCTCTGCCCTACCCGGGCCTTGTAATGCCATTCCCAGACTGGTCACGACATCCGGGTTCTGACACATCAGTTGCATCAGGGATGTCTCTAGGATCCTGATCTTAGTCTCTGATAGACCTAGTTCATAGACCCCATTTACCATCTCTAGTAGTTCATGTACTAGTGTACTGTAGTAGGGTATACCTCTAAGGTCCTTAGAGATGTGTATCTCAGGAGTAGGGTAGTAGAAGAACTGACCAAATTCATCCTTGGGCATCTCAACAGGGTTCACTTTGATAACATATGGTGACCACTTGATGTCCATGGATGGGTCCTTTCTAGTGCTTGGCCCGGTTGACTGATCGGTGGACGATCCTTAGATTTGACCTACGGTTATCTCGGGGATTCCCGTTCTTGTGGTCGATGTCCTTACCGTCGCCCTTACGGACCTTGCCCTCACGGATCATCATCCGGCGGACCTTGTTTCGATGAGCCCGGTCCTTTTTGTACTTATCGGTACCGTGGTACTTACGATATTCTTCTGCGTAGTCACGGGACATCTTTAAGTTCCCTTCTTGCTCCCGCCGCCACCACCAGTCACAGTACCCTGCTGAATCGCGATAGTCTTCAAAGCCCGCGCAACAGAAGATGACACAGCCAGTCCTGCCTTAGCAGCCGAAGCAATCGGGTTTTGCTTATTCACATGATGCACGGCCCTTCGCGAGTTAGGAGAACCTCCAGAATTCTTCGTCTTGATGCGAAGTTCGGAAGAAACAAACTTGTTGAACAGGGACATAATTACCTCTTTGCAGGGGACACTTTAGGACCAGATGCACCACGCATCCCGATCTTCATCTTTTCACGCTTCTTAGAAGCCAGTTCAGACTTGGACATTTCGCCCACAGTTTTGGGGGTCTTCTTACTAATCTTGCGACTAGGGCGGCAGTACTCGTTCTTACCACCTCCACCGCAGGGCTTACCAGTACGGGTATCAACCCACTTCTCGTCCGTCCAACGCTTTAGGTTGGCCCCGGCTTCGCCCTTACGGACATCGCCCTTGGCCTTCCGGCACTTGGCGGTTGCCTGAGCAGCCCTTGCGGACCACTTGCCGTACGACCGCATGACCTTGCGATAACACGCATCCTTGGGCATAGATCACCACGCCCTACAGGACCAGTATCGAGCCTTGGTCTTTGGACCCGGGTTATCACAGTTGTGTCGAGCCCTAAAGTTGGCCCTACGACCCGGGATGTGCTTCTTGATCTTCATCTTGGGGTCGCCAAAGCGAACCACCTTGGTCTTTTCGCCATCCTTGACGCACACAGCGGACTTTTTGTTTCCACCCGGGGTACGCCACGGAGTATTCAGTTTCTTGCCTTTACAGGGGTTTGCCATTTGCCATCTCCAGCAGTTCCTTGGGCAGGGCTTCGCGCAACTCACGCATAGCCTTAGCCAACTTGGTTGATGCCTTTAGGGAGCGTTCGCTTCTTAGGTGATCCTCGTAAGAAAGCAGAACTCTGCAAGCCTTATGGGTCAGGTTCAAAGACCACTCAGTCACAGGCTCATCCATGTGTCACCTCTGGGCTTACGCCCGACAGCGTGTTCCATAAACCGTTCTAGTTCACGATCCAACTCTTCCTCACGACGCTGAGTAATCTTACTCTGGGCATCCTGAGCCATCATTTCAGTCCAGAACCCCACGGCCATTGCCAGAACATCCAGTCGGTCATCGTAGGCCAAAGCCTTACGGACCCGGGTAATTCGTGACATCTGCCACAGCAGGCTGTACTGAAGTGCCTTCTCCGAGGCGTATTTCTTGGTTGACTCGTAATCAGCCCGGATCACATTGGTGTCAATGACCAGCCTGTGCTGGCACATAACGGGTTCCAAGGTGTCAACGATCCGGCGTTCCTTCTGGGTGTTGTGACGGACCTCTTCGACCGTACACGGGTAGGACTTCATCAGGTACGGCTTCAGCAGTTCGGTAAACATACCGTCGCCAAAGTTCGATTCCACGATGATCTTGTTCACCGCTTGGGTCTTGGCAATGCCAACCAGACGCTCCATGGTTGTCTGGTCATACCCACCAGTCAGACCACCAGCATCGGTGACATACAAGAACCCATTCAGCATCTTGACAACCGCATAAGCAGTCTCGTTATCGCCACGACCCGAGGGGTCAATAGCCATGATGCTGCCAGAATACGGCACCCACTTGCCCTGCATATCCATGGGGCTGTAGTACCGATCTCCATTGAACCCAACGCAAGGGATGTCCTTGACGATGTTGCTGGGATTCATGGCCCAGACAGGCTTCTCAGGAGCGTTCTCTGGGTTCAGACCGAAGACAATCAGGTCGCTCAACTTGAGCGGGTACCTGTCTGCGTCACTCAGGGTCGAATCCAGCATGAACTGGAGGGCAAACCCGGTGCGTCCGTAACTGGCTTCACGCTCCATCAGGTCCATGGCGTTAAACCGCCTAGGATCCGTTGGGCCACCTTCCTCGCCATCCCGAAGCATGGGAGCCAGTTTCTCCCCGAAGGCCGTCCTGAGCCTTGTATCGGGGTACCTAGCGGGCCAGATCCGAGTATCGTACCCCTTTTCATGCAGACTGTGGTAGATGGACTGCTCAGTCTGCGGAGTACCTAGATAGATCACCTCCCCTCCGGGTTTGAGAACTGCTTCAAACTCAGCAATGGCACTCTGCAACTTGTCCCTCATCAGGAAAGTCGCAGAATTATTCAACGATTCGACATCGTCGGCAATGATCAGGTCAGCACGACTGCCCGTGATCTGGCTTGTGATTCCCTTAGAAACAACACTAGGGGCCTGAGAGGCTGGGGCAGGGCCCACATCGAAGGCAATCTTGGAGTTACGCTGATCATCCCTAGGCCGGAGATGCTGGCAAATGGGAATTTCGTTGATCAGTCTCAGGGTAAAGGTACTGAAGTCATCTGCTCGTTGCTTTGAGGCAGACACCACCAGCACATTCAACTTGGGATCATGCAGCAACCTGAAGACCACATAGGCACTAGTAAGCCAACTCTTGCCTACCCCACGGAATGCCTGTACGACACGCCTACGGGGGCCCTTGTGGAGGTACTTGGAGATGTCCAACTGGATAGGGGTGGGCTCTGGTAGCCCAAGATGGTCCCACGCCAGATAGACGAAGTTCCTGAAGTCTTTCAGTTTGCGTTCTAGTTCACTCAAGCGGCTTCTTCTTCGTCAAAGGGCATGATCTTGGCGAGATTCAGCATGGGCTGCGAGGCATCAGGAGCCGCATCAATGCCGTTGTCCTTGAGGAACTGACGGGCAACGCTAAGATCCGAGGGGGTCGCATCCCCGTTCTGGATCTTTCGCAGCAACTCTTGAGCAAGAGCCGAGTGGATTGCTTCAAGGATGTCTTTGTTCATGTTAAGAAGGTCCAATCTGCACCACAGTAGTCAGCGCATTCAATTCTGACTGAGTTAGGGCTGTTGGGAAGAATGTCAAACGACGAATCCATCCATCAAATGTAGAAGTACCGATATTCAATACTTCAAAGTTGCCTGAAACTTGTTGATTTTTGCTCAAATTGTTACTGGCGATTGTTGACCCATTCAACGAACGAATAAAAGAAGCGACATTCATTGAGTACCCATATCCGTGGTAGGCATCAAAGGCCAGCCCAGTACTCACAGTAGATGTCTGAACCGCTGCAGAACCATCAACAACGCTAGTCAGGGTCATAGAAGCGGAACCTGACTGTTGTAAAGCCACAAACTGAGAATTGTCTGTGGTCCTTATCTTGAAAACATCTTGAGAACTGGAACTTGAGTTTGCCTTGAAGTCAACAACCACAGAGCATGGATTAGTGCTCGTAAGCCAATTACCCGAAGAAGAAAAGACTTGATATTCAGTTGCGGGTCTTGAAGCGGAACCAGTAGAGGTGGTCAGCACATATGAGGTTGCCTTTGGTCCGATTTCCAGTTGCGGGGCACTAAACAAAATCCCCGTTTCATCGGTGTTGGGATTGAAAAAGACTCCCACCCCGTCCTTTTCTGCTTGAATAATCAAAGCATCAGGTTCTGTTCTGTCGGCGGTAAAAGTAATAGAACACCGCCAAACATTGTTGCCAACCTGTTCAAGTTTAGAACTTGTTCCGGCTCCGCCTTCAAGAACAGCAGTTGTTCCCTTTTGCCCAAAACTTGTTGTTGGACTTGGATCGATAATAAATCTAGCCCGGATTGCCGTACTAACGGCTCCATTTTCTTGAAGTTCGTTTTGCTCTTTGATCCCCAAAATCACATTTATGTAGTTTTTATTGGGGTTTCCGTCTTTGCCATACCTAAGTGGACGGAAATACGCAGAAAAAGTGTACTGAGTGCCTGCGGTAAAGTTCACATACCGTTTTAGGCCGTGGTCCATAGCGCGATTTGAAAGCCCCATAAAAATAGAAAGGGGTTCTGCCCATAGAGCGGGGTAATAGGGGGTTTGAAAAGTTGCTCCGCCGATTACACTAGTAACTCTGTCTAGATTTCCAACATAAGTTGGGTTTCCTCCTCCGTTGAAGAGGCTTGTCCACACAATAAAAGCAGAAATTCCGTAGGAGTCTGTCAGTAGATTTGTGCCAGCGGGTTCTAGACGAATACCTCTCAATTCCCCAGTCAAGGGTTCATAGTCAATCGGGGCTTCGTAAAGATAACTGCTGGTGGTTGGAACATACGGATTATCTTTGGCAGCGTCTAGACTCAGTTGGGCTCCCCACGCCAAGATATCTACAGGCTGTGACGCGGCACTCGTTCCCATAAGATAAATACCACACCCATATGACGGAGGTGTAATAACATCTCTGTTGTTGCTGACAATGGTGTACTTTTTCCACTCAGGTCCCACAACAACTTTATGCAAATCGTGAGGACCTAGGGCGACAACTTGATTTGCTCCGGTGTTGGACTTTAGCCAGATGGAAAAAGTTTTTAGGTTTGTTTGCGCTCCCGCAACTTCTGCGGCAACAACGCCGCCCACCAATGCTTGGTAAACGCCACATCTAGTGACCGAAGGTCCATCCTCTGGATCAACGAATTGTTGCGATCCAAGAGCCATTTGCAACCGCGTTGCGGTTTGGGTTCCATTTGGTGCAGTTGCAAAGTTAGCGGTTCTTGTGACGGTGTTAGAAGGTCCTTTAGTGTCCACACGCCAAGGAAGCGTGGACAAGTTTTCGCTTTGAAGGAGTGCATTGATAGGTCGGCACCTCTTTAGCGGAAACCTACTCAGCGTTGCTGTAGTAGTTATGGCGTTGATATCTGCATAATTTTGCGGATATTCACTCCGTACATATGGAATCGGTAGTGCCGTATTAGACAGTTGAGCCCCAAAGATGTACATCCCCTGAAAACCCGGGTTATTGGGCGCACCCAAGATTTTAACTACCAGCCTTGTGTCTTTATTGACTTCTGCTTGTAGTCCTGCTGGGGCATCCACAGAAGTTGTGATTGAAAGTCGATACCAACCATTACCAACCGCGCTAATTTGCGAGGTGTTAGCGTAAGTAAAACTTTCGATTGTTTCGCTGTTTATGTTGAAGGTCGAGGATGCCAGAACAACCTGCTGATCGCCTTCGCTGGTAAAACTCAGGCTAACTCTAAAAGGTTGCTCAGTAGTCGAAATCAGTTCTCCACCGGGAACGGTAAACGCTTTTCGCACATAGATGGAAAAAGTAAACCTATTAGGAAGAGCGATGGGTACCGTAAGGGGCGTTCTAACCATACGGAGTTCGCACCCGCCGAGCGCCGTTAACGGGTTGTTTAGGGCCACAAGGGTAGCCTTGCTCTGCGGTCCGAAGGGCCCATCAACAGAACTTAAAGCAGTTTGGATATTGAAATGCGACCAACCAGTAGCGACTGTTTCAGGAGTAAACCCAAACAACGAAGTATACTCTTCATTCCTGACAACAAACTCCGAGAAATTTTCAGAGAAGTGTAGGTAGTTTTCGTTGTAGGTTTTTCCAGTAACAAAGTAAGGGTAAC